GACGTATCGCAAACAGGAGTAGTATCCTGACGAGTACCGTTGGTGTGGGTCGGGGTCATTTCGGACTCGTAGAACTTGAACCCGTAAACCTGACCGACTAAGCCCTGGTCGTACTGGCGGGAGATTTCCGAAGACGGATTGAAGATGTTGTAGCCAGCCGTGATAATGGAGTTAGCCGCATTGGAATCGCACATAATGACCCGATCACCACGGGGCGTAAGGCCACGGGCAAGTTTCGTGCGGGCTTTCAGAACATCCGTCAAAACGGGAGCCGTACCAAACGTGGTGTGGGTGTGGTTGTAAACATACGGATAACAACCGGCGATAACGGTTGAATCCACTTCCGCAGCAAGACGGGACATGGCAGGTTGGAGAATCCTATCCGCAAAATCATCCAACGAAAGGGTGAGTTCCACAGACGAGAAGTTAATATCGACACCCAACTGGGTTGCCACGGTCAAGGTCTGGGTTGATTCGGTTACGTCCTGCGTGTCCATCGTTGCGCCGGAACGCACGGTAAACTGGTTCGGTTCACGAATAAGCAACTGACCGCCGTTTTTAGCTCCACTTACCGCAAAACGTGAATCATATTGCTTATTAATGGTCTTAACAAAGACCAATTCATTGTGTAAGATGGACAATGCTTTTCTGGTAATATCGCCATCTTTTAAAGTTTTAAGGGTCTGGGACATGAGTTATCCTCCGTATTTTTTCTTGATTTTTTCTAATTCTCTTTGTTTTTCGAGTTTGAACCATTCATCATCACTGAGTTTTGATTCGTCTATGGTATGACCTCCGGTTGCCCCCACGGGACTTATCGGTGCTGGTGCGCCCGTTGGTTTCTTTGTTTTTTGGGCCAAGAGTAACTTGGCTTCCAGTTTTCCAAGTTCGTACACCTGCAATCTTTCGGGCATTGACCTGATCTTGTCGGTGATCGCTTGGTTTTCAGGCCGTCCTAAGAAGTAGCTGACCATCGGGCCTTCATCACTGTTCAAGAGGACTTCTCGCATCGTGGGTGAAAAAACAGGTTGCTCAACAACCTCATCAAAATCCTCGTAAACGCTTCTGACCTTCTCGGCGTTGATTCGATACTTGGCTAACGCTTCGGCTTCTTCCCTCTGTCGCTGTTCGGCCAGCGTTTCGTTTTGCTTCTTGCTGTCCCGCCAGTTAAACAGGGCATCTTCGTAAGCCTCTTGCGTTTCAAAGTTCTCGATCTTTGGTCTGTCGGCGGCAGGTGCGGGGGCTTTCTCTTTCTCCGCTAACTGCTTCTGTAATCGCTCGACTTCCCGTTCAGCTTCCCTCCGTTTCCGTGTGATCTCGTTGATTCTCTCCTGAGCCGTCTGTTTCACGGGGGGAGGGATAACGACCTCTGCCACTTCCGGTTCCGGTGCTTCCGGTTCCACTGGTACTTCCGCAGGAATCTCCTGAACTGCTTCCTCTGCGCCTTCCGGCGTGATTACTTCTTGTTCTTCCATGATGTTCCCCTTTCTGCGTCATTTGACGAATTTGCACTCCTGAGAGTGGTATTTATTGGGGCGGTTTCGCCCCTTGTGCTTCAAGTGCTGCCTGTTGCTGTGCGGCCTGTTCTAATTTTTGTGCTATCTCTTGCGCTCCAGGCCAATCTGAATAACGGAAGATCATCGGTGCAAGAACCCCCGCCAAAGTAGGTGCGTACTGCATCGACTCGATAATCATCTTGACCATCTCCTCACGCTTAGAACCGAAGGACGGGCCGACTGTGGAGATAACGTCATACTTGCCGACTGACAGGTCATTCGTGGTGATTTCCTCGCCCTGTGCGCCAATGTCCGGTTTGTTGACTTCCACCTGTCCACGTTCCCCATTCTCTCCAAGGATGTTCAAAGCCCTGTGGGTGTCGTAAATCTTCGGGATTAAATCGACTATCTGTTTGAGTCCGGCGATAATGGAGTTGGAGGCGTTGTCAACAAAAGTGAACGTGCCTTTGTCGGATTGGTTAATACGGGCGATAATGGCCTTGCCGCTTCGTTCGTTCCCGGCTTCGCCCTTAGAGGCTTCGTAACGGCCTAAATGGTCTTCAATGTCGTAAGCCGTGGATTGCATCATGTTGATGATGGCTACGGGAACTTGGGTTTGCGGTTCTCTGGAAGGCTTCTGTAAACCGGCAATAGCGTTGTAGCGGAGATACATCCTCGGATTGAGGTTGGCATCGTTCCATTCGTTCTCAAAACCCTTGATTTGCCTGTGATCAACTAGGAAAGGTGTCTTGGGTGTGAGCATGACGTTCTCTGTCGCCGCACTCGCCCAATAGTTATACATCTGCTGTGAGCCTTTAGCCCCACGGATGAGAGAGAGGTAATACTTTTTCCCATCAACAACGACCTCATCACCGAACATGGGGATAATGGGGATTCCGTTACCCGCCCAATCCGCTTCTTCAAGGACTTCTGCCCCGTTGATCTTGCACCACTTGACTACATGGGTTTCAACTTCTCTCTCCCGGACAACCGAAAGCCCGTAGGCTTGTAGGAGTTCCTTGTCCATCTTCCCCGTGAAGATGTTGCCGTCCGATAAGAGATAGATTTTCTTTGGAACGATTTTCTTGTAGAAGTATTCGCAGACTCTTATTTTATCTTCCTGTATCCATGAACCCAGAAGGTTGTCCTTGTCCCCGTCAAAGTTAGTCGCTTTGGCTTTCGGGTAAAGACGTTGAAAGTCCTTCTTGTCGATAAGTTCCTCGACGAAACAATACTGTGCGTCTTCAAGGTTGAACTCGGTGGCGAACGGGTCAAAGTGAACAGAGACAGGGTTGAGGATTCTCTTGATAACAATGTCCTGATCGAATGAATCATCACTGGTGTATTTGGTCAGGATTCTCCAAAACCCTATCGAACAGGCCGCAGAATGGGCGTATGCCGTGTCATAGACTTTCGGGGCATTGGATTGGTATTCAATTTGTCTGATGATGGCATTTAGCAGTTCGGCGGTTTGAACGTCAGCCTTGTCATCAACAGGGATGACTTTCATGCTCGGTCTTGACTGCATGAAGTCGCCCCTTAGTTGCCTAACAAACTTCTGTAATTTGTTGACTGTTATGCAAGGACGGCCTTTGCGTCTTTCCCTGTCAGCGTCAGACCATTGACCTGCGCCAATGTCGTAGGTGAATTGCATATCGTCTTTAGCCGCTGCAAAAACGTGTTCCCATCCGTCAACGGCTACTTTGTATTTCTCTTTTGCATCACTGATTAGGTCTGACATTACGCCCCCATCCAAGATACCCCACCGCTATAATGCTGTTTCGGTAAGGGTTGAATCACATGATCTTCATACTTGTTGCCCGTCAGGAAATACCGATAGCAATTTTCCATTGCGTGATCGTTCTCTTTAATCGGCTTCTGATGTTCGTCAAATACCCACCGTTGGACTTCATATAAGAACCGTTCACAGGTATTAAAGATATACAGGGTAGGCAGTCTATTAACGCCCTTCAAAGCCGTCTGCACATTCTTAATACCTGAGTCCTTGTCTTTAGATGCCACATAAAGCGTAATGCCGTGTTGTAGTAGCTTGTCCTCGATAATAGAATAGGTATCCCGAAGGTCTGTCCCTAGTCTATTCTTTAGGTAGGAAACATCGCCCTTAGACAACGGGTCGATATAAACATCGTCAAGGTTCCAACCGTAACGAATCTTCATCTTGATAATCGTGTCTGCGACTTCATCCCCATTGATGTTTTTCCAGACTTCCCCTATGCAGAAATGAATGTCCTGTTTGTTCACTGTCCAGAATGAAATCATCTGCGGGGTCGATAAATGGAAGTCAATCATGGCAATGACAGGCCAATCCGTAGGCACTTCAAACGGCTCGATGACATGGGTACTGGAATCAAACTCTTTCAACACCCTGCCGACCAATGACTTGAACTGACCGAAAACACGGGGAGGCACGTCAGACGGGTCAATATCTTTGATAAATTTTAAAATCTTTAACTTGCCGAAGTTCTCATACTCACTTACGGGTAAATGATCTTCCAAATACTTTTCTGCCGCCCTCCCCTTATCTATGACGGGCAGTTTCTTTTCAAGGTTCTCATAGAGTAGTAAGTTGAAATACTCTTTACTTTGCAGTTCATTTAACCCCAT